CGCCACCGGGGTAAGCCCACTTGCCACCCCCCTGAGAGAGGCCGTTGGAGCGTTTCGCCAACAGGTACTCGTACTGACCAGCGCTGTTCATGCGACGAACGAGGGCACCGGCTGCACCGTACTTGCCCCAGTGGCGGTTGCCCTTAGTGTCGAAGTAGTAGCCCTCGCCGGTTTCTTGATTACTGCCACCACCAAGTGGTGCGAAGAATGGAAGGTTTGGAGGAGTCAGCTGGCCATTACGAAGTTTTTGAACGTCGGAAGATGAGATGCCCTCTGCATAGTAAACGTCGTCTGTTCCCTTAGCGATTGAGTAGCCCTGCCACTTACCAGCGGACTCTTCCTTCTCGGGGGCCTCATCAATTACATCAACAGGAGCTTCAACTTCGTTGATGTCGGCATTGCCGGGCAGGTTTTCTAGACCATTAATACGACGAACTTCGTAGGCTTGATAGCGAACCCAACTCTTGTTGTACTCCTTGCCGTTTGGCGAGAAGTCGAGTCTTGAGAACCATACGCTTTGAGTCAGTTGGGTCTTCCTCAATCTGAACGATTTCGTGGAAGCCTCCAAACTTCGCACCAATGAAGTCACCAACCTGCATATCTTCAACAGCGATTTTGCCGACGTTGGTTGTGTTCTCGTCATCTCCAACCCAGTTGTCGGAGACAACGACACCAAGTTGCGAGTAAGTCTCGAAGTCGCCGTCCGAAACTTCGTATGGCTTTGGTGTTGTTGCAGGACCAATTTCTTCGGAGAGTGGCTTGTCTTTGTAGAGCTTCTCGACCAACTCTTCCGTGGATGGCAGGTCTTTCCCATCTGCCATACCCTTCTTGAAGGTCTGAATCATAATTAGCTCGGAGTCAGCTTTTTTGTCCTTCGACTTCTGGTCGAGGTAGATGGCATTGAACTTGTCAAAATCTGCCTGCGTCTTGTCGATATCAAGGAGGTCCTTACCCTTGCCAGTTGTTGCCATCTGGTCCAGAAGAGCGTCAAGAATTCCGGGAAGAACTGCAACGTCAACAGACGCATCGTGCCAGTCGGTGTCTGGACCTGCGAGGTCAAACTTCGCAGCAACCTCTTGAAGAGTGTGGCCCTTAAACCCACCCATAACTTTGCGTGCGAGAGATAAAGTGTCAATCTCGCCACTAGGCGTGTAGTCCATGCCAAACTCTTCGGCGTAACGCTTGAGGATTCCTCCATCGAAAGGCATGTTGTGTGCCGAGACAATTGGGTTTTTGCCCATGAAGTCAAAGATTTTCTGGAATGCCTCATTTTGAAGCATCTGCTCTTGAAGGAACTCGTCGGAGATGGGGTTGCCTTCAGAGTCCTTCAAAATGTCTTCGGGATTCTTCCCTGTGTAGAACTCATCGAGAGGCTGCTCGGGAGCCATAAAGAGAACCAGCTGGTCTACAACTTCACCATCCTTAGTCTTGGTGATTGCAACCTGAATCGGGTCTGGGCTAGCAAACCCACCAGTTGACTCGAAGTCAATGTGGTTGACCTCTACTTGGCTAAGCAGTTCTTTGAACTTCTTGGGGTCCCCATCTGCCGCAACGGCTAGCTTCTTAAGGGCCTCGCCCATAAAGGCCGGTGGAGTAGGACGCTTGGGGGCAACTCGGAAGTCGGCCTCTTCAAGGTCAATTGGCGCATCGTATGTGGCAGCAGAAGCTTGCTTCGCCTCATCGAAAGCTACCTTCTTTGCCTCGTAGTCCGGGTCATCCTTGCTTGGACGTTCAAGAGCAGGCTTGTCACCAGCTGCGGGAGCATCAATTCCACGCATGACCGTAATTTTTGTGGTGCCCTTCCAAGCCTTGGTCTGTGACGTATGGCCGGGGTAGTAGCCCTGAACAACAGCGTTTCCGTTATCGTCAGTAGTGACACTCTCAACTACAAAGTACTCGTAGTAGTCCTTGCCCCATTCTTTCTTGAAAGTGATGTCTCCGGGCTGAACATCTATCGACTTGACATTAGTAACACCGACGGAATTGCTTGGTGTAAAGATAGGAGCGTTGTCTTCTGTTTGCCAGTCTTCAACATCTTCAGGAGCAGACCACATTGCTTTAGCGGTCTCCATTGACTGCTTGTACTCGTCCCAATCGGCTTCGTACTTTGCCTTAGCGTCTGAGTCAATGGGATGGAAGGGGCCATATTCGTAGCCGTCTGGTGCTTTCTTAGGCTTTCCATAGTCTTTAGCAAAAGGCTTGCTAAGTTCTGGGAGGTCACCTTTTTCGGGTGGAGTGACGTTTCGGTAGACGTCAATACCGGTATCGTTCTTCCACAATTTGGTCTTCTGTGTTTGATGACCCGGGTAGTAGCCGGTAACCCAAGACTTGTCGGGGATATCAGAAGGCTCAACGGATTCAACGGTAAAGAAGTCGTTGGCTGTTACATCTCCGGGTTTGAGGTCGGTGGTGTTTGCTCGAAGTTTTGCGGGTCCGTCTGGCTCTCCGGTGTTGTATTCGTTTGGAGCTGTAGGTCCTCCGGGGGGCGGGGATTGAACCGCTGGCGCTTTAGCTTCCCCCTCGGCAGGTTCGTCCTCTTTCGGCGCTGCGGGACTTTCGGGTTCTCCTTCGGATTCTTTATCAGGGCCCTCTCCCTCTCCTTCTCCTTCTAGGATTGCATCAACCTCGTCTGGAGTCAGTTCGTCTACAAGGTATTTTTCGCCTTCGTTGTACGTGTCATTTGCAATAGTGGTTGTGTCCACACCCTGTAGCTGAAGCGCATCACGAATGGCTTCGCCGGGAACGTATCCAAGGTACTCTTCGCCTTCGGGTGTCTCTGCTCCAAGAATTCCATACCCGGGCATTTCATTACCCGGTTCAAGAGAACGTACAAATTCTTTTTCAAGAGCCTCTGTCTCGTAGTTGTTCGCAATATCAACGGGGTCCATCGAAAAACCCTCTGGGGCATCTGCATTAAGGTCGTAATCGCCCCCATTGAAAGGGTCTGGGTCAAGCGCTGCGTACCCCGGGGGGATGTCTTCTTCATCTGTGAAGGGGTTCTCTTGGAGGTATGGCTTGTAATTACCTGTCTCAAGGAACTCGGCTTTCTCGTCCTCAGTAAGACCATCAATCAGAGGTGGAATTTTCTTGGGTTCGGCGAGTTTCGCCGGAGCGGGCTCTAGGTCGCCACCCAACTCTTCTTTAACCTCATCGGAGACCTCGGGAGTTTTTTCGCCTTTGGGTGCGTCAGAGCCCTCTCCATCAGCACTTTCATAAATGTCTTGGAGGAACGCCTTGGCATCCTCTCCTTGCTCTTCAAGTGCCGAGTAGAGCGCCTCAGCGGGAACGCCCTCGTCTCCATCTTCAAAGGGGAGGAATCCAAATCCTGTACCGGGGTCTTTGGGGGTTCCCTCAACGGACTCTTTGATTGCTGCTTTTAATTCATTTGCGTCGTAGTTCTGTGCAAGCTCGGTGGGGTCATCAGTGAAGTCTGGAGAGCTTTGCCCCTGAGTCGGGCCCTCAGGAATATACGGGTCGTCAGTGTCAATTTCGTAGAAACCTTCAGGTACAGATGGTGCTTCAGCGGGAGCCTCTGTTTCCGCTTTTGGTGCTTTTGGCTTTGGCTCTCCCTCGGGGAGGGTGGCCTTTACCTTGGGTGCTGCGCCCTTCGATGTCTTCTTCGGGTCAACCATGCCACCGGTTTCGTACTTGGGCTCATCCTGACGGATAAAGTCAAGAGCGTCCGCCCACGACTGCGTGGCAGCGAATGTTTTGTTTTTGCCATCCTTGCGGGAAACAAAGTGGACGGGGAGTTCGGGGTCTAGCCAGTTATTTTTGCCCTTACCAATGGTGACAACGTTCTGGCCCTCTTCTTCTTTTTGCTGAGCAATCTCGAAGAGGTCTTTGGCCTTAGCGTTGGGGGTGTCAAACGACAGAACATCATAGGCATCATCGGTATACATAGTGCCGTGGTCAATATTTGTTCCGTAAGACTCTAATTCATCTTCGGATGGGGCCCAGTTGGGGTCTACGTTAAAACCCTCTGGTGCGTCAACAAACTCAAGGTCTTCCAAGTTGATAATCGGGTCACCAGTTTTGTAGCTTGCTGGGGCCTTCGAGAAACCATTCTTGGTTTGTTTGCTCGGGATGAGAGCCTTAACACCCTCAACTGAATTAGCGGGAAGACGGACAATGTCTCCGTTTGGAAGTTCCATATCAAAGGTATCACCAGCGATACCCTGAACGAGTGTACGTCCAGTGAGCATACGAACTATCTTGTTGCCCTTCCCCCCAGACATACGAATAAGAGCTCTAAGACCGCCGCCCATTTCAGCGAATCGACCCTTGCGGTCACGACGCTGGAGCATCGCACGGGCACGACGGGCCAGAGAAGAGTTTCCATCACCAAGAGCAGCAACAAGAGCGTACTGTGGAACAGTGCCCTGAGGCATGGACTCAAGACGGGCAACGGCGTACTCGTATTCGGCAGTAGCGGGGTGTGTAGTTAGCGCAGAGGCTAGAAGTGTCCGAATGGTGTGGTCGGTAATCCGTGGGTCATCTAGAAACCATCGGGAGCGGTACTCAAAAAGCTGAGCACCAGAAAGTTCATGGTCACGGGTGGACCGTGGGTGTGCAATCGGAAGAAGGTCAAGGTGGTCCGGTGTGCTGCCCAAAACACGGTTTCTCTGGAGAAGAGCGGCGTAACCGGAAAGCTCCCCTACGGCACGGTGGTGACGAACAGAATAGGGTTCGTCTGCGTTTTTTTCCAGCGAGCGAATAGCAATTGTCTTGGCGGCACCTGCAGTAATGATACGGGTACCCGAGAAGTCAGCATTGTATTCCTGTGCGGCAGCGACAACATCTTTGATAATGTTCTCGTTTTGCTCCCCAAGGGGAATGCGCCGGGAAGACGGCTTTACGGGCGGCTTACTCATTACTCAGATACCTCTCGCTTTGGCAGAAGGTCTGCATCAAGACTTTCATAGGTCATAGTGGCAAGGTGGCGCACACGGGTAAAGGGGTCTTCGTTATTGCGGACTGCACGAAGCCAACTCGCACGAAAGGCAGACTCTGATTCGTAGCCAAGACCGGCAAACTCGCACATGCTGAGAATAATCTCTTCAGGAGAGTCGTAATCATCGAAGGAGTCTTGTATCTCTACGGAGAGCTGAGTCATGGCGTATGCATCTGCAAGAAGCAGGTCCATGGACTTCGGGTCTCTAACTGGAACCTGCGAAATGTCGACAACACCTTCGGGAATAACAGCGAACCGACACTTACCCTCTGGTGCAACATCAAGGGCAATTATCTTGCACTCTGAGCCACCTTGATAGAAGACGCAGTTTGAACACTTGACTCCGATGTCCTTGACATCGTTTTCTTCTGGTGTGCTGTAGCCAGCCCACACACCGTCACCGTCTTGGTCAAACTTTCCATACTTGCTGGTGATGTAGTCCAAAGCCTCAGCGAGTGCTTGCTCTTCGGGGATAAGACCAGAAGCAGTAAGAGCCTCGGCGGCAGTGCTAGAACTCTTCTTAGTCGAACGTGGGTGGCTTGCGGGAAGAAGGTCGTTGTCTGTGGTGTACGAAGATTTAGATGGCTTACCGGACTTCAGCAGACGGAGGAACGCATTGACACGACCCATCGCCCACTGGTTGCGGTTCATCCCCGGTCGATGCGATACAGAATAAGCACCAGCGCCGCGCCGATATACCGCTTTGAGCATACCCAGAGTTGCTCGTCGTCCTTTCGAAGCAATTTTGTTATGGGTTTCGACCTTATTGCGTAGAGAGGTTTCCGTGGCTTTGCTGAAAGTAATTTTTCCTCCACCAGACGCCGAACCTTTCTTGTTTTCGGAAGAACCCTTCTTTTGGTCCTTTTTAGGGGCAGGAGTCTGGGCTTTGGTGCGCTTTGCAGCAGCAGTTACTGATTCTTCCTCTTTAGCCTCCGCTTCTGCGGGGGACTCTTCTCCAGCTGCTTCTTTCTCTTCCGTGACTGGGCCTCCTGATACCCAAGCCCTGCAAGTACGAGCGCTGGCGCACTTAAAATCAAAAGCTTCGCAATACCCGAGTTCCCCTGCTGCGTCGATTGACTCAAAATCATCAGGGCGGTCACCTGTAAGTCCTGTAGCAATGCAATCCTTCATGGACGGGGTAACTACAAACACTGCACAGTTACCGCAACGTTGTTTTTTAGCTTCTTCCACTTCGACGCCCCATTCGTCAGAAAGTTCCGACCAATACTCGTCGTTAGGTTCTTCGGGGTTGAGAGGGCCGTACATGGCCTTGTCGATTGCGTTCTTGCGATTAGCAAGGTTAAGTTCAACATCTTGCGTGGCAGGTGGGCAATCTCCGTTAGAAGGACCGTTTACGTCGTAAGCGACGCCATCCTCACTCATTGGTGGGCTCCTCAGCAGGTGGGGTCTCTTCTTGCTCTGCCGAGTCGTCCGTTTCTAGCCCTGTTGCCTGCTTAAGAATCTTTTCTACCTCGGGTGGCAAAGGCGCAACAGATGTCTCCTGCTGTGAGGTGCGAACTGCTTGCATAACATCTGGTGCAATAGCACCAAGCATTGCCTCGGTAAGTTCTGGAGTAATCATTCCCCGTTCGCTGAGCATTCGCAGTGCGACCTCTGTCGGGGTAGGAGCGTCTTGGTCAGAGAAACCGTGAGCTCGACGCCATGTTTGGTACGAAACAGCGCCACGGTCTAAGCCAGCGTCTGCGTCGGCAGCACGGTCGTTGCGGGTTGATACAGCAGAGGGGTCATACCAAATGGTGATTCGGTTGACATCAGTTTCGGGGTATCCCTGTGCAATGAGGTATGGGCGCAAGTACACAACGGTGAGTGCATCAACTATAAGAAGCATGAGTGGCTCGATGTGGGCCTTGTACAGCGACTCGTCAATCTGAAGAGCGTTCGAGTACTTGACGTTCGCCATTCCGGATACAACGTCTTTAGGAACATCGAGACCTTGCAGGATTCGCTCCAGCACTCGGTCGGAACGCTCAGAGAGAGCGGGGTCAAACGAACGCTCAAACTTGAACTGCTTGATTTTGTCACCGAGCTCTGCTGGACCACGGATAATCAATGGAACGACGGCGGATGCAGACTCCTCGTCACGAATGGGAGTTGTCATCGCATCAATCAACTGCTCTTCGAATTCATCCTCTGCTTCTTCAGCGGTGAACCCGGGTCCGATGCCATCCTCGGAATCGTAAAGGTCGGGGTCCCCCTGAGCCGCAACACTGAGGCCATCAGGGAGGTATAAGGCTCCTGCATTGAGGCGGGAGCGTGCTGTCGCACGGAAAGTGCGATTGAGGAGCAGAAGCTCAGCGCAGAGGTCGAGAAGACCACGCAAACTTGAATCTGCTTCGTCGGAGTATCGAGGGTGCGAGCGCCAGATGCGCCCAACAAACGCCTTGTTGGAAAGTTGCGTGACTTTACCGCCACCACCCACTCCACTACCAGCAGCCTGCTCACGACGACCAATGACGTTATAGCCACCTTTTTGACTCGTAAAAACTTCATCAACAGAGCGAACATCCCAAGACTCGGGGTCGCCTGTGCCGGGTTTGGCTGGCATCTGAACGAGGTAGCACTCGCCAGCAACGGCGAGGTTGAGAGCGGCGTCCTTGAGAAGTCCGGGCTGTCCGCCGTAGGCAGAGTTCAGTCGTGAGAGTGCACGTACTGAAGCGGAAGCAAGGGTCTTGTCGATAGACCGAGACTCGCCGACAGCAATGGGGGCCTGTGATGGGTCATCAACTGCAGCGGCAAAAATTCTGATTCGAGAAACAACGGAGGCAACAAGGTTAAAAGCATATTTGATTTCACCGATAGCGTCGTAGTACTCCCACGCTTCAGCCTGCCAAGCCGATGAAGTTGCGGAACGGCGAGTCTTGAACTGCTCAAACTCGCCCTTGTCATTGAGCTTGACTTGAACGGCGGCAGCAGTCAGGCTGCGAGGAAAGTCGTAGGAGATAGGTGCAGGAGCGTTGGAATTGTCGAAGAAGACAGAAGAAGAAGGAGAAGGACGAGGAGCTTTTTGGTTTAGAACCACTTGAGTAGAGCGATTAGTAGAAGGTTTCCGCTTGGAGCGGGGAGGGGTTTTCTTAGCCTCCGGCTCAGGAGCTTTCTCTTCTTGCTTCTTGAATACGCTCACTGGCGATTCTCCTCGTCATAAGTTGCGGAGTATGAGTTATTTGTCCTCATACGCAGTCAACAGTCCTGCTACTGCAGACAGTGCAAGCACCGTTGCTGCAACATCAGTTACTGGTGTAATCATACTAGACGCAAGTAAAACTGATGCAGCCCAAATCGACATACACCAATCACAAGTAAAAAGGTACCCAAATTTGGATTTCTCGGGGGGCCATCTCTTCCAAACCCACTCTCGTAGGAATTCAGTAATAACGTCCCTCGTTATTAGTCGGGTAAGACGGTAAGTCGCCAATCCGTATATAACCAGTTCTAAGGCGGTCATTCGGGGTCTTGATTCGAGGAAATGTGGTTTCCATAGGGATTCCACGAGCGAAGACGAGAACCACAGCCGCAGTTGTTGTCTTTTTCTATGACAAAAACTTTCCCGGATTCAGTTCTAATCCAATGGGTTTTGGCCTTACTCAAGTGCTCAGAAACCTTTTCCTGAAAAACCATTTTGGGCCCTTCGGGGCTGTCAAGCACAACCCTGAGAGTCTCTCCCATATAAACTGCCCTGCATCGGTCGAGCCTGCGAGTTCCTTTGGGCGCATCGCCTCGAAGGGTGAGACTGTCGATATCTGTAATAGAACCCGAGGGAGCAATCTTGAGAATTGCCGGGAAAATATCCATATACTTCTTCATACGGTGTACTGAGTCGGAATGTAGAAGTTCTCCCAGCCGAATGCCTCGGTTGCGACCTTGAGCGGAATAACTAGAGGGCGTGACCTGCGGGACTCCTGCAAGGTGTCAAAAACTTCTGCTCCTGTGTGTGCCAGAACTGCGTTTCTCCACGAACGATTCTTCATCAAATAATTGAGCGGGAACGCCATAGGCAGAGTCGAGTCGTCCGTTGTCATGGTCTCAAGGAAGCGGGCCTGCTTAGAGGACGAGTGCTTGGGGTTAACCCACACAACGACGGCTAGCTCTTCTTCGGTGTAGGTACCCGAGTCGGTCCGATACTGACGGCTCACTTGCTTAACCTCCGTGCCATGGCTCGATACGAGACCCCCGCTGCCTCAGCAATAGCTGCGGTGGGGACCCCCATCATCCTAAGGTTTTGCGCCATCTCGGTTAACTGCTCATTGGCAATGGCGTATGGACTGCTGGCGGGGCTCTTTGCTCTATAGCGGCGAGCAAGGGCGGCAAGCTCTTTTAACTTAGGCCGCATGGCGGGGGGCACCCCCGGTGAGACCGTTCTCATTCGTGGAGCCGTTCGTATCGGTACGGAAGTAGTTAGAGATTTTGGCGGGGGAAGCGGAACTTCTCGAAATTGCTTACTTGACTCAGCACGCTTAACCCAGAAGTGGATGGTGGTCTTGGGGCGAGGCGGGACAAGGGAGTCACCTAAGACCTGAAGAGACCAGCCCGACTCCCAGAGTGCAAGCAGACGAGACTCCATATCTTCACGAGGGAGAGCGCCGAGAAACTCCACCTCGTTGTTTGGTAGCTGCGTCTTTTCCACTTTCTTATCGTACAGCATTCTTGCAGTGCCGTTCAGATAAAGAGGCCAGAGATTCTTGTACGACAGAAGCGAAAGAATGAACCTTTACTATTTTTGACTTTTACCTGTGAGCTGGCAGCGCTTTGTTTTGGACATTGTTGAAATCGTTTCCATGTGCAAGGGGTGGGGTGCATGAAATTATTTTGAGTGGGGGTGGGGGGTGGGTGTATTTATCTGTCAAAGTCTTATTTATTGAGAGTGGGGGTGGGGGGGCATATCGTGAAAGCATTAGACGTTGGTGGTTGTCAAGGTCATGTCAAGGTCATGTCATATGTCAAGGTCTTGTCATGTCAAGGTCTGAGATTGGTTGTCAAGGTCTGAGATTGGTTGTCATGTCATATGTCAAGGTCTGAGATTGGTTGTCAAGGTCT